TTATGATCAAAGCTAAAATACAAAAGGTTAAAATCTCACAAGTAACAGAAAATAGTAAAAACCCAAGAGTAATAAATAAACATAAATTTAAAAAACTTGTAGCAAGTGTAAAAGGCTTTCCTGAAATGTTAGCTTTAAGACCAATCGTTGTAGATCAAGACAACGTTATATTAGGTGGTAATATGAGATATAAGGCTTGTAAGGAGATAGGCTTAAAAGAAGTTTATATTATAAAGGCTGATGATCTTACAGAAAAACAAGCAGAAGAATTTATTATAAAAGACAATGTTGGTTTTGGGGAATGGGATTGGGATATTTTAGCGAATGCTTTTGACAATGTAGAATTAAAAGAATGGGGATTAGACGTATGGCAACCCGAAGAAGAATTAGATAAAGATTCAGAGTATGTTCCTGAATATTCTCCTAGCACTGACGGAAAACAATTATCAGCAGAAGAATACGAGAAACGAAAAGAATTATTAAATTCTAAAGAATATCATACTGATAAAAACTTTATACCTTGTATTTGTCCAAATTGTTTCCACGAATTTAATGTAGAGAAACCATAATGGATTTAACATTAGCACAGGTAAAATCTACACTTTGGAAAACAAAATTTACATTTGCCAAAACAATGCCTAAGATTCCGCACGAATGGAGTCATAGAAAAGATTGGTATTCTGATGAATCATTTGAAAACATAGTAAAATATATCAGAGAAAACGGTGTAAAAGAAAAATTCTATAAAAAAGAATTTACATACTTATACGTTAATGGCTATAAGTATTGGACAATGGGAAATCCAATTAAAACAACTATAATTTTAAATAGAGCAAAAGTAATTGAAGATAAAGACGACTTATAATATAAGACTAATTTGTAATGAATTAGTAGAGCAATCTAAAAAAGAAGGATTGCTTTTTTCTAAAGGAATATTGTTCTTTGTTTTATACGATCAAGAAACACCTTTTGCTTTTTTCGGTTTAAAAATTAACAACAAGACTGCTATAATTAAATGTGATTATGTTTCTAAAGATTACAGAGGGAATAGGTTTCTTTATAAAATGATTAAATACAGATTAGATTGGTTAAAGAAAAAAGTTCCTAGTGTAAGAAAAGTCTTTGCAAACACAACAAAAATGGCAACAAGTTCTCACATAAAAGCAGGTGCTAAGATATTAAACCAATACAAAAACAAAATAACAAAAGTCGAATATGAAATTTTATAGTAATAATAATGTTTACGAAGAAGCAATAAAAAGAATAGAATTTTTCTTTGATGAGTTTGAAGAAGTAATTGTAGGTTTTTCAGGTGGAAAAGATAGCACGGTTACATTACATCTAGCATTAGAAGTTGCAGAAAAAAGAAACAGACTGCCGTTAAAAGTTTTATTTATTGATCAAGAAGCAGAATGGCAAGGCACAGTAGATTACGTTAAGAAAGTAATGTATGATAAAAGAGTAGATCCTTTATGGTTTCAAATGCCTATTGTAATAACAAACAATGCATCTACTGAACACAGATATTCTTATTGTTGGGATGAAAACAAAAAAGAAGAATGGCTACATCCTAAGGATCCAATCAGCATAAAAGAAAACAAATATAATTGCGAAAGGTTTCACGATTTATTTAAAGCAATATTACAAGTAGATTTTAAAGATAAAAAAACTTGTTATCTTGCAGGAGTTAGAACACAGGAAGCACCTAAGAGATTAATGTCTTTAACATCAGGATTAACTTATAAAGATATTACATACGGAAAGCAACTTACAAAAGCATTAGGGCATTATACTTTTTATCCAATTTATGATTGGGAAATAAAAGATATTTGGAAATACATATATGACAACGACATCGAGTATTGCAAGATCTATGACGAAATGTATAAGCACGGAGTTACGATTAATGATATGAGAATATCAAACTTACATCACGAAACATCAATTCAAGCATTATTGCTCGTGCAGGAAATAGAGCCTAAGACGTGGAATAAAATTTCATCTAGGGTTGCAGGTAGTAATTCGATAAAACACTTAAAGGGAGAAGCATTCAAATGCCCTAAAGAATTACCTACAATGTTTAAGAGTTGGAAAGAATACTTTATGCATTTAAAAGATAATCTTATAAAAGAAGAAAAATATCAAATACAGATTATGAAACGAATTGATAATCTAAAAAAATATATGTTAAATCAAATTGTAGAAGATGATATTTACAGGACTGCAATTAAAACAATACTTTCAAGTGATTGGGATTTTACAAAGTTAATTAATTTTACAACAGGACATCAGTTTCAATCAATAAAAAGATATGTAAATAATACAATTACAGAAGACAACATTGGATATTGTAGAAAATATAACAAATACATAAAAGACTTAATATGATCAATCAATTAAAAAAGCACATAGAAGATAGTAATTTTACAGACGAACAGAAAATAGTTTTTTTTGAAGAAGTAAAAGAATTAATACATAATAATTCTCCTTTAAAAGAACAACCTGTAAACAGGATCAAGTGGGTGGATATAAATAAAGTTTCGCCAAACGATTATAATCCTAATAGTGTTGCAAAAAAAGAAATGGGTCTTTTATACACCTCTATTCTACACGATGGATATACACAACCCGTTGTAACAATTTACGATGAGGTAAAAGACAAATACATTATAATTGACGGATTCCATAGATACTTTACTTGTAAAAGTAACAAAGATATATTAGACAGAAATCAAGGAAGATTACCAATCGTTGTTTTAAATAAAGATATTAATGACAGGATGGCAAGTACTGTTCGTCATAATAGAGCAAGAGGGATGCATAGTGTAACAGGGATGTCCTCAATGGTATTCAATATGTTAGAGAACGGATGGGAAGATGTAGACATCTGTAATGAGTTGGGTATGTCTGTTGAAGAACTAATTAAACTAAAACATATTACAGGATTTTCTAAGTTATTTGAAGATAAAGAATATAGCAAATCTTGGCAAACAAAGAATCAAATCTTATTGAAAAAGAAATATAATGATGAACGAAAGTAGACACATAAAAAAGGAATCACTACTTAAAGCCTTAGAACAGAGTTTAGGAGTGGTTACAGTAGCTTGTAAAAAAGCAGACATACCTAGAAGCACATATTACAAATGGTTAAAGGAGGATAAGGATTTTGCAGTATCTGTACAGGAAATAGAGAACGTTGCTTTAGACTTTGCAGAAAGTCAATTACACAAACAGATTTCTGATAATTCAACTGCAGCTACAATATTTTATTTAAAGACAAAGGGAAAGAAAAGAGGATATGTTGAAAGGCAAGAGATAACCGGAGCAGACGGAATGCCAACTAATTTTCAGATTGAAATAATTAAGAATAGTGAAGATAAAGACTAATGTAGTTTTTGAGCATCTATTAGAAACAGATAAAAAAATATCAATAGAGCAGGGTGGAACTAGGTCGGGTAAGACTTATAACATCCTGTTGTATATTATATTTCACTATTCCCTTAAAAATACTAAAAAGACAATAACAATATGTAGGAAAACTTTTCCGTCAGTACGTGCATCTGTAATGAGGGATTTCTTTGACATATTAAAAATACATAATTGCTATTCAGAAGATAATCATAATAAGTCAAATCACGAATATCGATTAAATAATAATCTTATAGAATTTATTTCTTTAGATCAACCGCAAAAGGTAAGAGGTAGAAAAAGAAACCTACTATTTATTAATGAAGCCAACGAACTTGACTATGAGGATTGGCAACAATTAATATTTAGGACAGACGAAAAAATAATTCTTGACTTTAATCCGTCGGATGAGTACCATTGGATTTATGACAAGGTAATACCTAGAGAAGATGCCGATTTTAACATTACTACTTATTTGGATAATAGTTTCCTTAGTGATAGCATTAAAGAAGAAATTGAAAGACTAAGATATACAGACGAGCAGTATTGGAATATCTACGGACTTGGTATTAAGGGTGTAAGCAAGTCAACTATATTTAGATATGTTGAGGTAGATAGTATTCCATACGATGCAGAATTTATAAGCTATGGAGCAGATGCAGGATATACAAACGATCCAACCACTTTAGTAAGTGTATTCAGACAAGACTACAACCTCTACATTAAAGAACATCTTTATAGAACACAGATGACAACCTTAGATATTCATAATCATTGGAAACAAGAAGATATTGGCAGAGAAACAATTTACTTCGATAGTGCCGAGCCAAGATTGATCGAGGAACTACGTAGGATGGGATGGAACGTCAGACCAAGTTTAAAAGGTGCTGATAGTGTAAACGCAGGAATAGATCTTTTAAAACGCTTTAAAATACATATCTTAAAGGATAGCCATAATGCAATACAAGAATTTAGAAACTACAAGTGGCAAGAAGATCGAAGCGGTAAGATGATTAATAAACCTATTGATAAGCATAACCATATAATCGATGCCTGTCGATATGCTACCTATTCTGTAATTAGCAAACCTAATTTCGGAAGATACACTATAAGCTAAAAATAATTAAATAAAAGTTATTAAACATTTTGTAGATAACTATATTTGTCGTAACTTTGAATATCGGCAATAAGGTCGACATCTAAAAAACTAAATTATGAGTTTAAAATTAAAACAATATATGTTCACTTTTGAAGGTGGAGGTTGGAATACAATTTGGGCAAAGACACTAAGAGGTGCTAAGAAGTTAGCAGTTCAAGAGTATAAGGATTCTAAGACGTTAAATGTGAGATTGGATTCAGTACACTTGGCAACAGAAGATGGTTTAAAAACGGCAATGAGTTTATTTTATTAATCAAAAAAATAGAACAGATGAAAACACAATTTGAATTAGACTTAGAAAAGCCGATTAGTATTAACGGGCAACAATCTTCAAGAGCATATTACAATCTAGTTGTAAGCATCAGAGATGTATCATTATTTGATATTGGAATGAAACCACACAGACATTGGAGATTAAAAGATGTAAAATGGTATTTCGGTTTAAAAGGGAATACTAAAAAAGTATTACAAGGATTAAGAAATATTAAATCACAAAATTTTATTTGCAGAAGCCAAAAAGATTAACACAAATGTTTTTGAAGTTAACGAAAAATTGTCGAACTTAGATAAATAATTAACAGAGTAACAAACAACAGAACAGATGAAAAAACTACAAACTTTAATTATCATAATAGCACCAAGCTACTTTATACTAAGAATGATAACAGGATTAATATTTAATATTTAAGATATGGAATGGTACGATTGTTTAAACCCACACGAACAAAAAGAATACGA